TCATTGGTTAATTCATCAACAATGGATTGGCTTAGAGGGTATGAATAAAGAAACTGGTGACTTCCTTGCAGCGTTTACAACGAAACCAAATTCCTATATGGAAAGTTTCACCTATGCGTATAGTCGCCAGGTTGGATTGGGTACAAATGCGCCAGCAGCAAGTGGTTGGGAACTTAAAAGAGATTATATCGTCTGTTCCGCACACACTCAACATTATATAATCCCTGCGGGTAGGGAAGTAAATGAAGTGCTTTGGGAAACACCACCCGAAATCGATGGTGGACTCGTTGACCCATTCGCATTGAATGCTTGGAGTGCTGGTATGATGGGTATGTCATATCTTGGCAGACCAGCTTTATATGTGCAACCAACCTATTCAACACTTTTATCTGCACAGGATAGGAGAATGAAACAAAGGGTATTGCAGTCAATACTAACGTATCGTATCACTGGTTTAGCTAGTGGTGAAAAGATGTTGCATCTATACCCTATTCCTAATGACCGTCATGAGATTGCAAACACATGGGGAAAACATTATAGTGGTAGAAAAGTATGGTATTGGTATTACGATACTCTTGGAACAGACAGAGATAAATGTTTGGAGGAAAATAGTGATATCGTTAAATTGCCATCAGACCCACCAACTTCAATAATTGAGTGGGGTAAGATGAATGATGTTGCACGTCAACAAATAAGAAATCTACTTATTGCCAAGGTGAAAATGGTAATTGGTGGAATCAGAGGATTTTATAGTGGTGAACTTGGTGTTGCTGAGAAGCAGTTAACAATGGATTATCGTCACTTACTTGATGAAGGCACTAAGATGAAAGATGAGACTGAAAAACTCATACTTGAGCAACTCGCAGCATTAAGTCAGGATAAACTTGTTGAAGAACGTGCTAGAATAGCTGAAAATGTTAATAAAGAACGTGGTTATCAACCACCAATGTTCCCAATAATTCCGATTTAATGAAAAAGAAGAAACAATTAACCGACCTTGAAAATAATCGAATGGGACTGTTTATGACAGACAACAGTTTCGATTTGGATGTGATGTACGGCAGAAACTTCTTACAAACCGACAACGCACAGAAAGTTATTATCCATAAAATCAACTTGCTTGAAAGCAAATCACATGCGTTATATGGTCAAGCAAAAACTAGTGATAAGAAATTTTTAGCACCTGTGGAAATAAGTGTTATGGTAACAATAAGTGAAGGTAAACAGGAGTATTATGGTGGAACTCAGGGTGGTATAGCACGTGATGATAGCGGTAACATCAGTTTCGGTGTGTATCTCAAGGAATTGGAAGAAAAACAACTTGAAATCGACAGGGGTGACATTGTTGAATATAATATGAGTGGTGAGAAGAACCGATATTATGAGGTTGAGTCTGCGAACAATGTTATTGATGAAACAAGTAAAACCATCGGTGGATTTAAACCGTATTGGAAGAAAATAACTGGTGTTCCTGTGAAGGAAGACGTTGTGCCTTTTTTAAATGAAACAAAAGGGTTTAAATAAATATTAATATGAGCAGTAAACAAAGACTTTTCGAAATAATGGGAAGGGTTGATAAAAGTTTCAAACCTACATTAAATGAGAACGCATCCAAAAGTAAGACGTTTGTTTTAAACCTATTCGGTAAAGACGAGGAATTATATTTCGATTTCAATAAATATAGGGATAGCGATGCGTTAGCGGTACAACTCATGTCACCAATGGAAGGACCATATGCAACAATAAGTGTTAATCTACCAGAATCCAAACTACTAGCACCTGATGAATTCTTTATGAAGGCTTGGAGTGAGAACCAGGAAATTGCTGAACAACTTATTGAAAAAGGAATTGTTCTACCCACAGGTAAACAGGTACAAACAGGATATGTGAACGCACGTTCATACAAACTCAATCCAATATATACTAACACGGGTGTTGGTAATGTTGGGTTGAACGAAGGCTAATTTTTAGATTTCAGGTGTTTCTCTTTTATTTTATCGAGTTCCTCAACGAGCTTCTCGTGTTGGTCTTTGGATTGAATACCTAAATCATCCCCATATTCTTTAAATATGTCCATAACAAAGACAACAAACTCCTTTTCTTTCTCAGTGAGATATGTTGATTTTCTGATAAAGTAATATAATGCGTAGGCAAGCAGTCCTACGATTACTACTAGCGATAATATCACTATATACAATATCCACATCCAATTACTTATTAATTATATTTATAGTTTTCAAACTTCACATTATTTGATTTAAGTCTCCATCTAATTGTTGTTGTCGGGATACCCAATTTCTTTGATGCTTCACCAAGTGAACTATATTCAATTCCATTGATAGTAAATATAATGTTCTGTGAACCACAATATTTACCTTTTCTTGATTCAGATAAATACTTTTTTGTTTTATCACTATGATGCTTATTATAGAACGGATTATTAGAACCACATCTATCACGACATTCTAAACACGTGGTATTATTCGTGGTAATTTTCTTACCACATCTACAATATTTAATTGACGACCCACCATTCCATTTTCCATTCATTTCTTTTGGTCTTGACCATCTCAATTTTCTTTCTTCTTCAGACATTTCCATCACTTCTTTCCGAAGTTTTTTTGTTTTATTTTTAATAATTATGTCACGGTTAGGGTGATTGCTTATATTATCACCACCACTTGCAGTCTTCCCAATATTATAATCAGGATTTAAATCGAGATATTTTTGCTCCACTAACAACAATTCATTCTCATCACAAACTTCAATAACTTCAAATATAAAACTATCTTCACCATATTTATCCCACGCTCTTTGTAGAATCACATTCTCATGTCTACCATATTTTAATTGGGATTTATGTTTCGACCACCTTCTATTTATGTTTTTCGCTGACCCATAATAACAGTTGTTATTTATTAAATTCCTAATCCGATATATTCCAATCATGTTCTTGTTTTTAATAAATACTCGGAAACTTAAAAGTTAAACGGTAGTCCTACAACCCAACCGATAAAGTATAATCTATTTTTGGGTGTGATTCGTAATCCTTCAAAATGATATCATTGGTCGTGAGGTTACAGATATCTGCCATAGTTTCAATCTTTCTGGTAATGATTACTTTCGGTAACTGCATTGGTTTTCGTTTAAGTTGCTCTTTAACACCGTCAATTTGATTCACGTAAATGTGAGTATCACCACCAATCCAGAAAGCATCACCTGCAACCATTCCCACCGCTTTTGCCATAATTATAAGCAGTAACGACATGCTGGCGAGATTAAATGGACATCCAAGAGGCGTGTCAACACTGCGTTGGTACATGTTCAGGTCGAGATAATATTTAGGTACGTTACGCTCATCTAATTCATCAACAGTCCATGTTTTCAAATCGTCAAATTCCCAAGATGCCCAATCACTTCTTTCTTCAAAAGTCATTGGTCTTACAATGAATTGATAGAGCAAGTGACATGGAGGTAAAGCCATTTCAGGGAAATCTCTTTTATTCCAACCGTCAATGATTTTATACCTACCATATGGGTTATTCTTTAGGTCATTAAATACGTCCTGTACTTGGTCAACGCCATTTTGGTTTCTCCACTGGTGTCCATATACTTTTCCGAGGTCACCAAGTTTATATTGTGATAATTGACCTAAATGATTCACAAACTCATCTTGAGGGTCATACATGAGGTTATTCATTGAATCAAAATATATTCCTCTCAGATTTTTTATTGCTTGAACGAAGTCATCTTGAGTCTCAAAATAAGGTTTGATATTATTATCTTTACATTTCTTTAAATACCAACGATAAGCATCACCATTCCAGATGTTTACATTGTTGTCTACCAAGTACTTAATGTTGGTTTCACCCCTGAGAAACCACAGGAGTTCACACACGATGCCTTTCCAATACATCTTCTTTGTGGTGAGTAATGGAAAGTTCTGAGCCACGTCTTTCATTAAGATTGTCGCATGTGATAATCCAATTGTGTTGGGCATGTTTTCTCTGCCACTTTCTTTTTCTCGTCCGTTGTCGAGAATGTCCTGTAATACTTCTTGATATTCTTTCATTGGTTTGATTTAAATTTGGGACTTCTGTAAATAATGTCTTTCACATCATATTTCTCAAACAGGTTTTCGATGAACGTGTCAGTTTTAGGGTAAGTAAAATCATCATCCTCTTGATGAACAAACACATCACCCTCTACATGAACAACCACACCATCTGCTTTAAAATCCGTCCATAATGCATTATAAATATGGAGATTACCACTAATTAATAGTTCTTTGTCTTCCATAACACTATCTATTATCTCCACTTCCCTCTAGAACACCTCTTTTGTTCCTGTCACGAAGTTTCTCGATGTTACCATTTGCAACATCATTTAAATTTATTCCGAGGTTATCACACATCGATGCGATATACCATAATATATCACCGAGTTCTTTTTTTATTTCTTCGGTGGCTTCTGGTGTGATTACTCCACCAGAATCTCTTATTATTTTTTTAATTTTACCTTGAACCTCACCAGCTTCACCCAACCCTAGACCGTCATATGACAGTGCAACTATCTTAATTACCTCATCACTAACATCGGGATTTCTTTCCCTGAACCTTTTAGTTGACAT